GCCTGATCAGCCAGATGGTCCAGTTCTTTGTCTGTCTTATCTTCAATAATCTCAGGCAACAAACTGCGTTCCATAGTTAACGCTGTCTCCATGGCCTCTGTTTCTTCTTTGCTACGACTTGGTGGCAAGTCAAATAATTCTTCTAGTTTCTGTGTCATATTACTAGTTATCGTTTTTTGTTGGTGCCTTGAAAGATGTCGTGTTCAGTAAGTATCCTGAAGTTTATGTTACGATCAGCACACCAACTGGCAGCAGCCTTCCATTTGGCCTGATTGACCACAGCATAAGCCTGGTTACGAACACTACGCCCAGCAGCTTCTAGACTAGTTTCCTTACTGGGTTTGATCTCTATCATTTCTGCTACTTCTTGACCAGCAGCATTGCGATATTTGATAAAGAAATCTGGTATGTAATGGGTTTTCTTTTGTTTAAGTGGATTTACATAGGGTATCTGTATGGCTTCACTGGCCCATGCTAGTATGTTATCGTTAGTATCACAAAAATTCATAAAAGCCAATTCCCAACTACTACGATATCTTATGGTACCTTTACCAGCATACTTGTCTGGGTTTTTAGGGTTAAAGATACCTTGAGCATACTTCATGCTAAGATGCTTCTTTGTACATATTGGTTCAAGTATCTGACATTGTGATAGCCGATCTTACTTGTAGGACCTTTACTGGCATTAAAAAATGCTATCATAAGTTTCTTAAGATCGCTTTCAGTAGCAGTCTTATCGAATTCTGCAACCATTACTAATGGATCTAGATTATTGTTGTAAGTGAGTGTGAGCAGAGCTTGAGTCAAGCTGTCAGCTACTATGCTACTACTGGTTCTTTCTCTAAAGAAACCATTGACTTGTCCATAGATTGCACTGCTGACATTCAATGTCTGGCTGAAATAACCATTGAAGAAGTTCTGTGGACTGTCTGGATTTGTGTTTGTATTGGGTAAGTTTGCCATGTGGTATTTACCTGTTGTTAGTCAACAATAGCATTATACTGTATGATATATTGTTCAGCTATTTCAGCAAGATCAGTACCTGGACTAACTCTTATACCAGATATATGATCACTTGCTACCTTAATATCACCACTACTATAACCTTTATTAGCTAACTGAGTTTTCCAATCATCGCTGTTATAGATGGGATTAATGCTATTAGTAGGATCGTTAAAGTTGATGTTTGTAGGTAAATCGGTAATTTGTCCATACACCGCTGGTGATCCGCTGGTACTAAGTTGGTTTGGATCATTGATAAAAGTTTCAGCAACTTCCACCAAATTTAGAGCACTTCTCTGATTTTGAGGAATGGAACTTATATAGTTCATTGCACTGCTAATTTGACCTTGTGTATATCCTCTTTGCAACAGATGATCTTGTATACTTCCAGTATTATAAGGATTAGTTTGTACACCAGTTAATACTTGCCCATTACTATACCCTTGTGCGCCAAACAAAGATGGATAAGTGCTGTTCTGACTGTATACTGGTGAAGGACTATTTGCTACTGGAAAACTAAAAGCACTGAGATTTCTGTTCTGATTATTCAGTATGTTTTGTATTTCATTAGGACTGTAACCTAGATTGCTGGAAGGTTGATATGTAGTATAATCTAATGGCCCTAACCCAGTGGGTCGTTTAGCTGGATTCATAAATTGATCGTTTGGATAAACCAATCCACCGGTTCTGGGATCAACAACCATGCCGTTGAATCCATCGCTGAGATAACTGGGATTGGTATCATAAGCATTTGGATCACCAAAACCGCTGATGCCAAAAGCATATCCTTGCTCATAGACAACACCAGTGTATTTTATCTGCATGGTAGCTTCCATGAAGTCCTGGGTTCCGCTTTGATCATGGGTATCATGACTGAAGCTGGCTATCACAGGATTCATGAGTGTGATTTTGTTGCTGTGCCCGCCAAACAAACTGTAGATTTCTATGCTACTCAGGAAGGGACCTGATGCTCCTGAATCCATACCCCAAGCAGGGGTTGCTGGTGTACCCATATATCTGTCATCCTGAGCATAATCAGTCTGATAGTAGCTGCCATCTGTGAAGTAATAGGTGTAATAGCTGCGCCAAAACTCACGAATCTGATTTATGTTATCGTCATGAAATTTTATATTAATAGGTTCGTATTTTATACGAGTCTGACTCCAGGCATGCCTGTTGTACTGATTCATATCTTTTACTTCCATGGTAAACTTGGGAAGATCCACTGTTTTTACCATGTAACTTAATTCGCTGGGATCTAGATCAAATGTGCTATTTTCAGGATCCAGGACAAAATTGACCTGGAACATCCACTTGGGTTTGGGACTACGGCTGTAGTTATTGGTGCCAAATATCTGAGATGCATGAGAATAATCATGGAGTGATCTGCCGCGACCTAGACCACCCAACAAGATTTGACTTAACGCACTCATGAGTTATCCTTAACCGGTGATAACTCTACCTGTTCCACGCGGTACTGCCTTACCAACGCCAGCACCACTTGGTGTCTGCAATGCGTTGTCGTAACGCAGTGTCAAACTGATAGTTGCCGGATCGTTGCTGCCATACTCGAAGTTGTTGTAGTTTACTTCAGCAATGAAGCAACCATACAATTCCCATGTTTCCAGGACATTTGGAGTAGCTGTGCCATTGCCGCCATCCAGTGCTTCGAAACGAGTAATGAACTTGTAATCGATACCACTGACTGCACTTGCCTGTTCAGCAAAGTCAAACTGCTTTTGTACCTGTTCACCAACTAGCAAACTAACTGCACCAGCACTGTCATCGCGGATTTCGCATGAAACAGTCTGCCATTCTGGTTTGCCCATGAGATAGACTTTACTGTTGTAAATGTCAATTGTCTGTGGGTTGAAGTTTAGATTGGGGCGGGTAAAGCTAACTACCTGCTTGGTTAGTTCTGTACGAGGTGAAGTAATACCAAAATTTTCAAAAGTAACTCTAAAACGATACTTTAGCTTTGGCATCAATAGACCCTGGCTAGTGGCACTCTGATCACTTGCCAATGGAACTGTTAAATTTAGTAATGATGCAACTGCCATTGCTATCTCCTTATGCAATTATTTATACGAATCGCGACAGTTTTTTTATCAGCCCATATAATGAAAAAGCCGCCCTGAGGCGGCTTTTCTTTGTTATTTTTTAAAAATTAACCTAATGCCACACTTGATGTAGTGTTACTGAGGCCGTTGTTGTTTACACCAGTGCCTTTAATTGCACCAGTATTCAGGATACGGACTGGAATGTAAACAAATTCCACTGCCTTGGCTGGTTCAATCGCAATGTCAATGTGTAGTTCATTACGGTCGATAGTTGAAGGTGTGTTGTTTGTTTCATCGCAAACTACCAGGTAGTCATACAAACCACGCTTGGCAACCAGGCTGTTCATCAGGCTTTCTACTGCCTGTTTGGCTTCGTTGCGTGTGGTCTTGTCATTGGGTTCAAATACCAGTGGCTTAGTGATAACTTCCAGCTGATATCTGATAAAGTTTACCAGACGTGCCACATTGATACGATCCAATGCAGTTGCATTTGCCTGACGAGTGTGGTTACCGTAGTTGACAATACCAACACCAGGGAATACACTTACTGGGTTAACATTGTGGCTGTACAGGATATCACGCAGGCCTTGGTTTGTACCAACTTTGTAGAACTTACCGCTGGCACGATCCACATAACCAATAGCTGACACATTGTCAATGGTTCCACGAGTGCTACCAGCTGGAGCAAACCAGGGATAGCTGTTCTGATCTGACTTGACAACCATGCGTAGGATGGCATGTGTGATTGGTACAACTACCTGACCTATACCATCCAGTGCATTTGTTAATGCACCACCTGGGTAGAAAGCAGCAGTGTAACTGTCCACGGTTACCAGACCATCTTCACTAGTATCATTAGCTCCCACAGTGTTGGCAATATAGTTCTGTACACTTGTGCCGTCACTTGGTAGACCCATGGGAGTGTCTGTTAGAACAAAGCCAGTTGCACGACGATCGTTGTTCAGGCTTACCAAATTGCTGGTTACTTCAGGATAACCTGGGCATACCAGCAAGTTAAAGAAACGCTGATCTTCACGAATGTCTGCGTTCATATCCACAGCTTCTCTCAGTGCGCTTACCACTACATTGCGCTGAGCACGACGACCAAAATATGGAACATTATTGATCTTCTTGCCGCTAGCTGAGTGCCAAGTAGCTGCTACAGCAGGCAATGGCATCAGTGGGTAGTTATCGTTAGTGAACCTGTTAGCCACATATTGTTTCACATTGTAGCTGCTGCGACGAGTGTTAAACAACAGTATACCACGAGGATATAGGGTGGGGCTTGGGCAATCTAGATCTATATAATCGCTGGATAGCAAGCTCTGTGTAGTTGGTCTTGCTGCCAATACTGGATCTATAGTGCCATTGCCGTCCCAACGAGCATCTGCAAATAACATGCCGTTGCTGCTGGTTGTGTCTGAAACATCAATGCTTACCCACTGGTCATTGCCCAGTTGGTTCTGCCAACGATAAAACTGTGGATAATTTTCCAAATCGCTGGTATCTAACCACAAGTCACCATACGCAGGTGGTGTTTTACCATCACTCTGAGTTATTGGCATACTTGCACTAATGATAACACCATTGGTATCAGTTGCTGATAGGTTATAACCACGACTGTCAGTTGTGATTCTTGCGCTACGATATCCTCTCCAACGGCTGCCGTCATTGATCATAACATCAACTTCCAGCGGTGTTTCCCAATACCACAACGCACCATCAGCAGGTGCTGTAACTGGATGAGTTTCTTGAGCAAACAAACGAGCGGCTGCTGCAAAGTTACTACCAATTAACTCACCAGCAACAAAATCACTGGCTCTGATAAAAGGAGTATTAACAGCATTTACTGCTGCACTGTAGGCAATGCCTAGATTGTCAAGGATAATGCCTGTTACTGCTTTAAGTTTAATGCTACCACCCAGCTTGTGTGTGATTACCAGCTTGTTGTCAGCGGTGATGCTGGCAATCAAGTTAGGTATGTTCTTGCTGTTTATTACCTGGGCAATCATTTGCACATGTGTTTGTGGACCAACTGGGGCAACAGCTTCGATGTTTACCGCTGTGGTATACATATTACTACCCACAGTGGTTACACTAATATTGAAACTATGTCCTACTGTTAGAGTTGGGCTGTTTGTTAGCCCAGTGATAACTGTGGGACCCTGTACAATTCTCTGCATGATTCTGTAGTTCAATTGGTTTACATCTGTGCCAAAGTTAGTGGCAATATACAATGCA